TGAAGATATAGAATTTGATAAATTAAAATATTATTGTGCGTGGGACTTGGCGATAGGACAACGCGACAGGAACGATTACTCCGTCGGAGTGGTAGTTGGTGTAAGTGAATATGATGAAATTTTTGTGGTAGATGTCATCAGAGGCAAGTATGATGGATTCGAGCTTGTAGAAAAAATACTAGATGTATACGAGCAGTGGAGACCTGGCATTGTAGGTATAGAGAAAGGGCACATAGAAATGGCGCTCGGTCCGTTCCTAGAAAAGAGGGTTAGAGAACGTAGGCTGTATGAGGCTTACTTTAAAGATCTCAAAGTGGGGAGACGTGATAAAGAAGCAAGAGCAAGAGCTATTCAAGGTAGAATGCAACAAGGCATGGTATACTTTCCGAAGGATGCGGTTTGGACTGGCCCCTTGGTTGCGGAGTTATTGCGTTTTCCTAATGGGGTGCATGACGACCAAGTTGATGCGCTTGCGTGGATTGGTCTGATGATGACAGAGTTCTCTACGTATTTTGAACAAGAAGAGCATATCCCTTCATGGAGAGATAGACTAAAATATATAGCGAAACCAATAAGGCGTAAATCGTCAATGAGTGCATAATGGCATACGGAAAACCGAAAAAAGCATTAAGTAAAGCAGAAGAGGAGAACCTAGCTAGAAATAATTGGGAGAGGTACACCCGAGCGCGAGACGCGGGTCATGATGATTACATGGAGATCGCGCAGCAATGTGACCAGTATTACAGAGGGCAACAGTGGGACGCGGCTGATGTAGCAACGTTAGATGACCAAGGTCGACCAGCTCTTACAATCAATACAATCTTACCTACAATTAATACAGTTCTAGGAGAACAAAGTACACGTAGGGCTGATATCAAGTTCAAGCCCCGTGGTAGCGGTATGCAAGATGTTGCTGATGTACTTACAAAAGTTTACATGCAGGTGGCTGACAATAACAAACTAGACTGGACGGAAGCGCAAGTGTTCGCAGATGGTCTGATCCAGGATCGCGGTTGGTTCGATGTACGTATAGATTTTTCTGACAATTTTAAAGGCGAAGTACGAATCACAGCTAAAGATCCGTTGGACATCATTATTGATCCAGATGCAAAGGACTACGACCCACGCAACTGGAACGAAATTTTTGAAACTAAGTGGATGAGCTTAGATGAGATAGAAGAACAGTATAGTCAAAAAGCTGCAGATAAATTAAGAATGATATCGGAGATGGGAACTTCTTATGGTGGAGATTCCATGGAGTACCAAGAGCAGAGGTACGGCGATACTGAAGAACATGAGTATTCTAGTAATTACGCATACAACCCGGAGGAGGCTAGGATTGTAAGATCGATCAGAGTTATAGAGCGTCAATACTACCAGTTAAAAGACTGTATGTTCTATGTCGATCCAGTTACAGGAGACGAGCGTCAGATACCATATGACTGGGGCAAGAAAAAAAGAGAACAGTTTGCAGATGATTTTGGATTACACATAGTTTCAAAAAAAGTCCGGAAGGTTCGTTGGACAGTAACAGCAGACAGAGTAGTACTCTTTGATGACTGGTCTCCATATTCACATTTTACTTTAGTACCTTACTTCCCATACTTTAGAAGAGGAAGGCCGTTTGGCATGGTAAGAAATTTAATTTCACCACAAGAACAGTTAAACAAAATTAGTTCCCAGGAGCTGCATATTGTAAACACAACTGCTAATAGTGGTTGGGTAGTTGAGTCAGGGTCATTGACGGGTATGACTGCAGATGATTTAGAAGAGCATGGCGCGGAGACTGGTTTGGTTCTCGAGTATAATAGGGGTTCTAGCCCCCCAGCTAAAATCCCACCAAACCAGATTCCCACCGGGTTAGATAGGTTGGGGCAAAAAGCTGCTGCTAATATAAAACAGATTAGTGGCGTATCAGACTCCATGCTGGGTACAGATGGCCCAGAAGTTTCTGGTGTAGCTATACAACAAAAACAAAATAGAGGAATCTTGATGATACAAGTTCCTTTGGATAATCTTACAAAGACAAGGCAATTTTTAGCAGAAAAAATTCTCCAGCTTATTCAACAGTACTACACAGAAGAAAGATTAATTCAGATTACAGATGAAGCCGATCCGTTTAAACCTAGTATAGCTGTACCCATAAATGCTATGACCCCAGAGGGTACAATAGTAAATGATCTTACTTTAGGTGAGTATGATGTTGTAGTAGACACGATGCCTGCTAGAGATACTTTTGATGAAGTGCAATTTGCAGAGGCAATACAGCTAAGACAAGCAGGAGTGCCTATACCAGATGATATGATTGTGGAATATTCTCACTTATCGCAAAAAGCGCAGATTGCAGATCGTATAAGAAGAATGCAAGGCACAGGTGAGCCTACAGAACAAGAAATACAACTTCAACAGTTCCAATTGGAATCTCAAATCAGAAGCACGCAGCTTGAAATTGCTAAATTAGAAGCTGAAGTTACTAACTTACAAACTTCAGCTGCATTGAATGTAGCAAAAGCACAAGCTACAGAAGCCGATCCACAGTTGAAGATTGCAGAACTACAGAGTAAACTTCAGTCTAAACGAGAGGAACTTAGCTTACGAGAGCGTTTGTCGGCTATGACTAACGACATGAGGAAGAACCAAAGTGACACTGCAGCAGCTGCAAGGTTAGCTACTGCTGCTATGAAGCCAACTAATAATAGGAGTTAAATATGGCAAAAGAAACCACAACAGAAGATACTATAGTTTTTGATTCTATGCCTGGAGGTGATAAGAAAAACATCCAAGGTACAGAGTCATTTAGTGTTGATCTAGATTTTTCAGAAGATACAACAACCGAGGATACAGATCCCGTTGCTACGGAGGAGCAAGAAGTTGAAGAAGAAACCACAGAAGAGCCAGAAACAGAGGTCGAAGAAGCTGAACCAGAGGCGGCTGAAGACGAAACAGAAACAGAAGCAGTTGACGAAGGAGAAGAAACAGCAGAAGCAACAGCAGAAACAACAGACGAGGGAGTTGTACAAGAAGATGTACAACAAGTTGCAGAGGAACCTGTTGAAGTAGAAGAGAAAAAAGCACCAATGGTGCCTAAATCTAGGCTTGATGAGGTGTTAGCGAAACAAAAAGCTTTGCAAAAACAACTTGAGGAATTGCAAACTGCTAAAATAGAAACTGTAACAGAGGCTCCAGAGTATGATTTTGCAGCAAAAGAGGCGGAATATCAGCAATTCGTTTTAGATGGCGAGTCAGAAAAAGCAATTGCTTTAAGAACTGAGATAAGAAATGCTGAAAAACAACAAATTATGTTCGAAGTGCAGCAAACTACTACTCAAAACATACAAGAATCTACTGAAGTACAGGCTATTCAAGCTAGAGCAACAGAATTAGAGAAACAATATCCAATTTTTGATGTAAATAGCGCTGAACATGACCCTGATATATTAAAAGAGGCTCTTGAATTGCGCGATGCTTTTATGGCGCAGGGTTATGATGGTCCTTATGCTCTTGAAAGAGCAGTAAATACTACTTTAACTTTAAAAAAACCAGAATTATTGCAATCGGAAGCTCCTAAAGTTGATCCAAAAGTAGCAGAACTTAATAAAAAGAAACAGACCGCTAAAGTTAGCGAAAAAATAGAGGCTTCGCAGCAACAACCTCCCGCTATGAGGGGGGAAGGAGCTGCTCAACGTGGAGATAAGCCAATTGATCTTAATAAATTGTCTGAAAAAGAGTTTAGTGCGCTCCCAGAAGAAACCCTTAAAAGGTTGCGTGGGGATTTTGGGTAAGCTAAGATAGAAGTTCGTTTGCTAAGACGATACTTAGCCCTCATCGTAGAGGTAAAATACGTTACTCGTCAATCAAGACGTAAAACATGGTCGAGCTCGTGTTCGTTACAATCACGTAGACGTTTCCCAACGATAAAGGGTAGACGGGTAAAAGTCGCCCCAGAATATAGCGACTGGTTAACTTTAATTATAAAGGTATATAAATGGCTAATACTAACTTTAGCGCGTTGACCAGTGAACAGCTCACCATCTGGTCTCGTGATTTCTGGCGTGTTGCTAGGAATATGTCCTTCATTAATCAATTCGCAGGTAGCGGACCCAACGCAATGGTTCAGGAAATTTCTGAACTTACCCAATCCGAGAAAGGAGCAAGAGCAGTTTTAACTCTTCTTGCAGATATGACCGGTGATGGTATTGTTGGAGACAACACCTTAGAAGGAAATGAAGAGGCGTTAAGATCCTTCGACATCGTCGTACAGCTTGATCAATTAAGATTTGCTAATAGGCTTTCGGGCAGATTGGCTGATCAAAAATCAGTTGTAAATTTCCGTGAGCATTCTAGAGATGCACTTGCTTATGCAATGGCTGATAGAATAGACCAACTAGCGTTCTTATCGTTAGCTGGGATTGCATACACTAATAAAAACACCGGAGCTTTGAGGCCTGTTCTTACATCAGGACAGAACCTTGGGGATCTTACGTTTAATAGTGATGTAACTGCACCAACAAGTAATAGACACAAAAGAATCAATGGTAATGACCTTGCCGCTGGTTCTGTTACATCTATTACTGCTTCTGATACTTTGAAGTACAGACATATTGTCGATCTAAAAGCTTTTGCTAAAGATCAGTACATCAGAGGTATGAGAGGCGCTGGTAACGAAGAGATGTATCATCTGTTTGTTTCCCCGCAGGTAATGGCTGACCTTAAACTCGATTCAGACTTCTTAGCGAATGTAAGAAGCGCTGGCATCAGAGGACCAAATAACGAACTATTTGCTGGATCTTCTAGCTTAATGGTTGACGGTATTATGGTTCATGAGTTTAGGCATGTCTTCAATACTTCAGGAGCTCTTAGTGGCTCTTCAAGTAATGCTGGTTCTGCTGGATATAAGGGCGGAGCTAATGCTGATGTTGACTATGCTTCATGTCTATTCTGCGGTGCGCAATCACTTGCAATGGCTGATATTGGTCTTCCAGAAATAGTTGAAGATACTTTCGACTACGGAAACCAAAACGGTATTTCAATTGGTAAGATTTTTGGTCTTAAGAAGCCAAAGTACAATTCTGACATAACAGGTCAGTCTGAGGACTTTGGTGTCATAAGATTAGATGTCGCATTCTAATTGTGATAACATTTTACAGGTGGCTAGCGTTACGTTAGTCACCTGTATTTTTTTAAGGAGTAATTTATGAAAGTAGTATTTGATCAAGACACATATGTGGCCTCTACTTGGGGGCACGCAGATTCTTTTGAAGCCGGTGTACCTAAAGCTGTAGGAAAAGATTTTGGAGTCCTATGTTTACAACAAGGGGCTAGAGAAGTAGATGGCGAAGAAGAAGTAGCTGCTCCTGTTGTAGAAGAAACTGCAACAGAAGAAACTTCAGTAGATTTAGAAAGTATGACTAAGGTAGAGCTAGAAGAGTATGGTCGCACTATAGGCATAGAACTAGATAGGCGTAAGACTAAAGCGGCTTTAATAGAGGAACTAAAAGCTACAATTAATTAATAAACCATGGGAACACTTACGGGGGCAAATTTAATAACTAGAGTTCAAGACACCTTACAAGACACTACTAGTGTTAGGTGGTCTGAAGCTGAACTTCTTAGATATCTAAACGATGCGCAACGTGAGGTTGTTAATTTTAGACCAGATGCCTCTGCTCTTACGGCTAACGTTCAATTAAGCACAGGGACTTTACAAACTATTCCTACTAATGGGTTACGTTTGATTAAAGTTACAAGAAATATGTCTGGAACCTCTGGTAGCGCTACTGGAGCAAGGGCTATTAGAATAGTTGATTTCGATATACTTAACACTCAAGAGCCTAACTGGAACGATCCGACTGTGACTGGAGATGCTACGCATGGCACGATTGTAAAACATTATGCTTTTGATCAAGATGATCCTAGGAAGTATTACGTATATCCCGGTGTGGCTGGAAATGCTTTTGTAGAGATTGTTTATTCTAAAGCACCTGATGATTTTAGTTCTACTTCTTCCACTCTTGATATTGATGACACATTTGCTAACGCAGTAGTAGATTTTGTCTTATTCAAGTCATACTTAAAAGATTCTGAATACGCAGGTAATGTACAAAGGTCTAGTCAGCATTATCAATTATTTGTAAACAGTTTAAGTTCTGGAACCCAAGCTCAGAATTTAATTAATCCTAACTTTGACTATGCCGCTAGAGGTTTAGCGACTTCTAATATAGGAGGGTAATGTGGCTACTTTTGATTCCTTAGTAAAAGACGTACTACCCTACGTCCCTGGGTGTCCTGATACATTAGTAGAGACAAACTTACGTTCATCTACTATTGAGCTATGCGAAAAATCTAAAGCCTACAAGGTTGAGTTAGATGTAATTACTAGCATAAGCGGGGTGTTTGAGTACGAGTTTGACCAACCCACTGGCACTGATGTTCATCAAATTCTTTGGATGACCTATGACGGAGAGGACATGGACCCCACTAGCCCGCGTAGTCTAGAACTTAACTACCCTGATTGGAGAGATAGAACAGGCACGCCAGAGGTTTTTTTACAGATATCTCCAGATTTATTTTATGTAGCGCCTGTGCCGAGCTCTACGAAAACAAACGGGTTTAGAGTTAGTGTAGCTCTTAAACCTTCTAGGTCTTCTAATAACATAGATACAGATTTTTCTACCGATTACAGAGACGGCATTATATTCGGCGCTTTGTGGAGGCTTTTACGTATACCTGCTAGGGAGTGGAGTGACCAGACAGCAGCTGCAGATTACAGGAATTTATTTGACGAACAAGTTAGAGAAGCTGAGGCTAGATCAAGAGCAGGAGACCTTGGTGTTAGAAGACTTGTTAAATATAAAGGTGTTGGGCTAAACCCAAGAAAAAGGTATAGAAGGTATGGTAAGGAGATTGACTACTGATGGGTTTGTTGAACCTGTGCTTACGGATATACGATCTATGTGGGACACTGTAAGACCAGGTTTAGAAGAAGTACTGAGAGACAACCCTAATTTAACATTTTTTCCTGAAGACGTTTATAGCGAGTGTGTAAACGAAAGAGCTTTTCTATTCACTTCCCCTAAAGGCTTCTTAGTTCTTACTATTGAAATAGATAGGTACACAAAAGACAAGACATTGTACATGTGGGTAGCGTATACTTATGCTACTGGTGAGCATCAATGGGTTACTCATCAAACTTGGATAAATGATGTGGCTAAAAATTTAGGCTGTAAATTTATAGAAGCTCAATCAAATGTTTCAAGTTTTGAAGAGTATGCTGTTGAAAATGGTTGGAGTTTAGACACACGTATTTATAGGAGAAACGTTGAGTAAACCTAAAAAACAAGAGTATAAGCCTACAGAAGCTGAAAAAATGCAAGCTTCAATTGCCCTTAAAGAAAAGGAAGACTTTAGCAGATTATACGGGCCGTTATTGCGTGAAATGCGAGATTTAGCGGATTCAGAAGATTTTACCTCTACGGCTACTGGGATTGCTAACGCAGATACAATGCAGGCCCTTACATCAAAACCAAGTATACAGGCAGCAAGATCTGTGGACGCTGCAGCTGATGTTGCTTCTGCTGCCGGAGCCCAAATAGGTAAGGCTACTTCAGACGCTTTAAGGGCAAAACGTGATCGACAAGTTGGCGTATTAGGCACTGCAAGAGGTCAACAAGCCGATGCTACTACTGGACTAGGTAAAATAGCTAGGATGGAAACTACTAAATCTTTACAGGAGGCCAAAGATAAACAGATGTTGCGAGACGCTAGAACTGCGGCGGGTATTAAAATTGCTACTACTGGAGCGGGCGCGTATTTAGCTGATGGAGATAGAGAACTCTTTAAACTTTTTCAAGATACTGCAGGACTAGGCGGAGGATTATTTAAAACGTAATGGCTATACCAGTAAACTTAGGATACAGACAAGTTATGCAAGGGTACGGGATGCAAAACCCAGAAGCTATTGAATTTAATGTAGGCATGTTGCCCGAAGTAACAGATCCTGAAAAAGCTTATGCCGACATAGCTAGAACGGATTATGAAGACTATATAAGAGATTTTAGGCCCTTTGAAGAACGTTTAATTGAAGCTAGGGACGATACTAGTCTTATAGACCAAGCCGCTGAGACTGCCGCTGAGACAACGCAACGAGCAAGAGACATACAGCAAAGAAACATAGAGAGGTACGGTGGGGCTGGCCTAACAGCAGTGCAAAGACAGGAACAGGAAAAGGCTATGAGTTTAGGAGGGGCTTTAAACGCAGCTGATCTTCTTAACAGGTCGCGTATTCAACAAAGAGAAATAAATCAAGCTACTCTTGCTGATTTAATAAACATCGGTCAGGGCGTTAACAGAAATGCTCTTGGCCAACTAAACACGGCAGCTGAAAATGCGGCAAGAAGAGATATGGCTTATAAAAATGCTAGAGCAAGCCACAGAGCAAACATGACAAACTTAGGCGGGTCTTTAGCTAGCGCTGCTATAATTGGGTTAACTTTTGGTTTGTAGATATGGCACAGAGTTATAATAGTTTTTCTAGAGCTTTTGAAAGCGCGTTAGGTAATGTAACTAGAGCGCAAGATGCTGCTTTAAAAAGAGAGGCTTTAACAGTACAAACACAGGCTGCTCGCTTTGGGTTAGAAGCAAATCAAGCAAACCGTGCAATTTCTTTTTTAGATTCTATTGATGGGTTTATGGACCTAAACGCAGAAACAGGCCTTTATGAATTAGGCGAAGGTTATCTAGAAGCTTTTCAAAAGATGAACCCTAACACTAGGCAGTATATTTTAAACACAAACACTAGTTTAAATGAGTACATAAATACAAATGTACGAGAAGGGTCAAGCGTAGAAAAAGGAGAAATAGGCGGCCCCATTGTTATAAATAAAAATAAACAAGGCAAGCCTTTAGTCCCTACCAGTTTAACGGACCGTAGAGCAGAAGCCGAAGCATCAGGCAATGCTGATGCGTTAGCAGCTGTGGACAAAGATATAAACGATTGGATAAGTAGTGGTAAGTCTGTTGTTATGGTTCCTCTAAAGAGAAAAGATGGCAAGTTTAGTTTCTTTACAAGAAACAGGACAGATAGAGAAGATGACAATACCTTACTGTTAAGCGGCGCGGAATTTGGGTCTCTCCTACAAGGTAGGGTAAATCAACTTTATACTGCTATTAATCCTACAATGTCAAGAAAGGCTCAAGCGTTTTCTCAACCTGATATACAACAGGCTTTAGGTATTACAGGGACAGGAACAGCCGGCGTTACTACCGATACTGTAATGGACGACATACAAATAACAGGACAACAGGCTTATAACGCAATAGATAACCCTGAGAGTGACATTAGGGGCGCAGATCAATCTGAAGGTTTACAGGCTGCGAATGCTTTAATACAAAAAGGAATCAGTGCAGATAAGCTTGCGAAATGGAATGACTATAAAGCTGCTGGAGCTAATCAAACTAGCTCTATAGCGGGGGTTAGTGATGTAGAGCTTTTACGAGGTATACAATCCGGAGGGCAGTACGACTTTTATAATCTTAGTGCAGACGAACAAAGAGAGGTCTTACGTAGGTTAGGTGGCAATGCTTTAGGGTCAAGAGTTGGACTAAACAAAAAACTACAAGACGAACTACGAAATAGTGGGAATGTCCCTATGCGTCGTACGACGACTGATTCTGTAGACAAAAGGGCGATTAACCAATATAGGGCTCAGTTTGGGGGGGATGTTATAGACCTAAGCGATGATGAAGTTGCTGAAAGAATTAGACAAAGCACTTCTCCTAGGTTCAAAAAATATCAAACTCCAAGAACCGAAATAGGACTAGAAACAGATGCTAGTGCTCTAACTAAAGAACAGTTTATGGATGGCATAGATATGTCTCAATATCCAGACCTTTCTAAAGTAACGACTAAAAAAGCAGCTTTAGATTTAGTAAACAGTGGGAACCTTCAAAGTTTTATGTCAGATGATCTTGTAGCCTCTTACAAGATTGCATTACAAAATGCCGGAGTGAACAGCGGAGAAAGTTTCAAACAAGCGGTTGAAGACAAGAAAATACAAAACCCTTTTCTCGCTAGTCTAGTAGTAGCTAGCGCATTAGCTGGACCTGAGACTACGGAATCAGATGTTAGAAGTTTAGCGACTAGTCTAGTTAATAACATTAAAACAGGTGATCCTTCTGTTGATAGTGGTGAGTTAGTTCAATTTGCTAGGCAAAGTATAGATACAAGGCAGGCGTTCTTAAATTATAGAAAAGATTTATCCGATGATGCTAGAGAAGCACAAAATGAAGCATTAGATACTTTAGCGGATGCGTTAGATGAGGCTATTAAGAATCCTTTTGACGCAGACGGTGGGGCTTCTCCTGAGTATGAGCTAGCTAGAACCGAACTTGATGCTGTTTTAAATGACATACCAGATAATCAGGATAAATTAGGTATTTTAAAGAATTCAACAGGTAACGGACAGAGGATATTCCAAAAAGTCAAAACACTGGTATCTAAGTCGGCTTATAATAAGTTAGCGCAAAATTTCAATTTTTTTACAGCAGATTTTTGGGGAGATATACCAGCGCCTGAAGACACCAACGCCTTCGCTCAAGCTTTTGAAAATATGGCTTGGAGAGTTGACGCTAAGGGTGAACCAATTGAATTAGTAACAGTTGAAACTTTTGGAGGTCAATTGACAGAAGCTGAAGAAAGTTTATCGGCTCAACAAATCGAAAACGCTGTAGGTCCTACAGACTATGCAATTTTATTACGAGTACTTCCAGTACTAAATCCACAATGATATGCAGGTTGGACAAAGAAATAAAAATTGGCTTAACGTTCGTTACAATGCTAACAATAATTGGCTAGGTCAGGTAGGGTCCGACAATAATGGCTATGCACAATTCGAACACCCCCTCTATGGCCTAAGAGCCGCTGATAAAGTACTTTTAAATTATAAGTTACGTCATAATCTAGACACGGTTGAGGATGTAATAAATAGATTTGCCCCTCCTTCAGATGACAACCCTACTGAAAACTATATAAATTTTGTATCTAATAGGACTGGGTACAACTCTCAAGCTAAAATTGATTTAGAAGATCCTACAGTACGAGAGAACCTTATAGAAGCTATGCTAGCTTTCGAGACTCCTGATGCTTCGGCTGACTACTCTTCTGACTTTATGCAACAGGCTAGAGGCTTAGACCCCGATTCTTCTAAACCTAGAACTGTAGACCCCGACACTGCATTTCAATTATTTACTCAAAAAGAAGAAGATAAAAAACCTTTTTCAGGTGGGCAGATTGGAGACCTCACTGACAACAACGTATTAGGCGCTTATGACAAGACTGAGTATGGAGATTTAGCAGGTCAACCGTTAGAGGCAGGTACGCCCGCTGGTTTGGAAAATGACCCTTATAACTTTTTTACTCGAGGAGTTAGGACAGGAGCAGCTAACGCTGCAGCTAACTTAAACTATTTTAGGGCTTTAGGTAATCAGCTTTTGGGTGATGAAGATGCTAGGGACAATGCACTAGCAGAAGCTGAACAAATGGAGTTAGAAGGTTCTGCCTATATGGCAGGGCTTGAAAACTTTGAAGAATTTTTAAATGAACCTACATTTGGTGGTTTTATAAATCAAGTGTTTGGAGCTACTGGTCAGTTTTTACCTTCTGCTGGAGCTAGTATAGTAAGTGCTATAGCTGGTGCTGCTGTAGGAAGTTTGATAGCGCCTGGCCCTGGAACTTTAACTGGAGCTGCAACAGGGCTAACGGGTTCTGCTATGACAAAAGCTTTAGTTCAAAAAATAGGAGCTAAAGAAGCTGAACGTATTGTCAGGAAGAAAATAGCATATGAACAGGCTAAAAAACAAAATAAAAAGAACTTACCCCCAGCTCTAGACAAAGACGAAGAGGAGTTTCTACAAGGTGCTTATCAAGTAGTTCGAGGAAAGTACGCACAACGTGGGGGGTTGGTCGGTGCAGCTGGTCAAGAGTACCCACAAGGGGCAGGTATTGCGTATGGCAACTTTGCTGACCAAGATATGTTGGATTCAGATAGAGCTTTTCAAGCACTAGCGTTGGGTGTGCCTTTTACAGCCATAGGTGTAGGCGGAGAGGCGTTGGTTGCTAGAAGTTTTATAAATCAAATGAAGAAAGGAAATGGTCCTGTTCATAATAGAATTTTAAAAAGTATTGGGGCTTCTACAATAAGAACTGCCGGTACCGAAGGTGCAACAGAAGGACTTCAAGAAGAACTTAGCATCCAACAAAAGTTTGCTATTGATGATAGTTATACTCAGGCTCAAGCGAACCTAGATAGAGCGCAAGCAGTGTTTGCAGGATTTTTTGGTGGGGCGGGCATTGGTGGAGCAGGTGGCACAGTCACCAGCATTATAGGCAAAGCTAGAACAGATATAGAT